CCATAAGCTTGGCACTAACGGAAACGGAAGCAGAAGACCCGCCCAAAATGTGGCTTCCGTTACAAGAACCGCTAAAGGAACTGGGCGCAAAAGAAGAGTCAAGTTATCCTCCAGTCAGGTTGCAATGGCAAATAAGCTGGGAGTTCCACTTGAAGAATATGCAAAATACGTTAAGGAGTAAAATAAATGTCAGAAACAATTACAGAAATAGATGTGAACGGCGTAGATCGAACTCCTCGCGCTAATAAGACTAGAAACAAGCAAACGCGGCGTAAGCCTTGGGCACCGCCGTCAATACTAGAAGCACCGCCTGCGCCAGATGGTTATCGGCATAGATGGATACGAGCGGAAGTTCGTGGCTTTGACGATACGAAGAATATTTCTTCTAGACTGCGTGAAGGTTATGAATTAGTTCGTAAAGATGAATATCCGGAGTTTGAAGCTCCAGTTATTGAATCAGGCAAATATACAGGTGTTTTTGGACAAGGTGGTCTAGTCCTTGCAAGAATACCGGAAGAGACTGTTCAGGAGAGAAATGAGTATTTTCGTGAGAAAACTCAAGATCAAATGGATGCGGTGGATTCTGATATGATGCGAGAAAATTCTCATTCAACCATGACGATTAGTAAACCTGATCGTCAATCAAGAGTAACCTTTGGTGGTCCTAAGAAATGATCACCTGCTATTTATTAAGGAGACAATAAAAAATGGCAAACACTTTAACTGGTGGCTATGGTCTTCGTCCAATTGGTTTAACTGGTAGTGATGTTACATCAACAGGCACAACCAAGTATGAGATTGCATCAAACTATACAACAGCTATATACAACGGTGGTATTGTTATACCGCTTGCTGGTGGCACAATTGCTATTTCCGATCAGGCAGTAGCACCACTGGGCGTTTTAGCTGGGGTAGAGTATGTGGACTCAACAACTAAGAAGACTACTTTCTTGAACTATTGGCCCGGTTCAAACAGCGTTAGCGTTGACACGAATTTCCCTGTCAAAGCTTTCGTATTCGATAACCCAATGCAACTTTATACTGTTGTTGCAGACGGTACTAACACCGATAGAGCCACAGCTTTAGCAGATACTTTTGCTAACTGTGACATGGCGAGTGTTAACAATGGTAGTACAAACACAGGTAAATCAAGTGATATGCTTGATATTAGCACAGCTGCTACAACAGCTAACCTTGATGTGCGTATTGTTGGCATTTATGATGATCCAGCTAACGAAGATTTTTCTGCTGTCGGACATCAATATATTGTTCGCCTAAATGCTCATTTTAATTCAGGCTTTGCTGCTGCTGTAGGCACCGCCGCAAATACCGGAATATAGGAGGTAAATTATGGCAATATCTAGAGCACAACTGGCTAAAGAATTAGAGCCGGGATTAAACGCGCTATTCGGACTTGAGTATGATCGATATGAAAACGAGCATTCTGAAATTTTTGATGAAGAAACTTCAGATAGAGCGTTTGAAGAAGAGGTCATGCTTGCAGGCTTTACTACAGCTCCTGTGAAAGAAGAAGGTTCAGCAATTACCTTTGACTCAGCACAAGAGACGTATACAGCTCGTTATACAATGGAAACCATTGCATTAGCTTTCTCAATTACTGAAGAAGCTATTGAGGATAACTTGTATGACAGGTTGGCGTCACGCTATACTAAAGCTTTAGCGAGATCAATGGCACAGACAAAGCAAATTAAAGCTGCGTCAATTTTAAACAACGCTTTTAGCACATCTTCACCAATTGGTGACGGTGCGGCTTTATGTTCTTCTGCACACCCATCATTAAGCGGTAATCAGAGAAATCAGTTAAGCACCGCTGCGGATCTTAACGAAACTTCTCTTGAGCAAATGCTTATTGATATATCTGGAATTACAGATGAGCGTGGTTTAAAAGTTGCAATTAGAGGCACAAAATTAATTATTCCAAAAGAACTACAGTTTATTGCGGAAAGATTAATGGCGACAAACCTTAGAACTGCAACTGCTGACAATGATATTAATGCGTTAAGAAGCATGGGTATGCTTCCACAAGGTGCTGTCGTAAATCATTTTTTGACAGACACTGATGCGTTTTTTATCAAGACTGACGCACCAAATGGTTTTAAATTGTTTAACAGAAGCCCAATCAAAACAGCTATGGAAGGCGATTTTGACACAGGCAATATGAGATTTAAAGCAAGAGAAAGATACTCTTTTGGCGTATCTGACTGGCGTTGTGTATTTGGCACAGCGGGTGCTTAAATAAAAAAGTTAACAAGTGTAAAAGGGCGGCTTGCAGGCCGCCCTTTTTTGTTATATAGTTTTATAAACCTTGACTGCATAAGCAGACTAACCCAAGACAAGGAGGATTTTCATGGGTAATACAACTTTTTCAGGTCCAGTCCGTTCCGAAGGAGGCTTTACTTCTGTAAGTAAAAGTTCAACAACTGGTGCCTTTACAACTCTTTCAAGCATAAGTTCAACTGGTGTTGCGTCTTTTGATGCTAATACTTTAGCCACAGAAGCTGGCACAGGTATTACTGGAGGAACAGGAACTATTTATAGAAGTTCCGTTATAAGAACAGGTGGTATAATACATACAAACATTCTTATTGATTTAACAGGATTGAGGTCAACAGCATCTGGTGATATTATTGGTGTTAATGGCACATCTAATGTTTGTCATATTGGGCAAATTACTGCCGCTAGAAATGGCACAATTTTAGCAGGTCGTATGACTTGTTTTGAAGCACCTGCTGGGGGTGATCCAGATATTAACGTGCACTCTGCTACAGAAAGCACAGGTGTTGAGGACGGAGCTATAAGTGATTTGACAGAAACTTTACTTGTAAATGCAGGCGATGCTTCAGTAGGTAGCGTTGTAATTTTTACAGGCGTTCCTGCGGCAGATGAGTTTTTATATTTAACTCTTGGCGCAACAACAGACGCTGATTACACAGCCGGTAAGCTCTTAATAGAATTATTTGGTTACGAGGCTTAATTAGGAGGACAAAATGGCTGATACAGTAGCAAGTCAAACTATTGATGACGGTCCTAGATATGCTGTAATCAAATTAACAAACGTAAGTGACGGCACAGGTGAAAGTGCCGTTACTAAAGTCGATGTTAGTGGTCTAGCCTCAAGTGCAAATGGAGTAGCTTGTACAGGAGCTACCATACAAAAAATATGGTGGCAATGTACGGGAATGAAAGTAAGCATTTTATTTGATGCTACTTCAGATGTTTTAGCAATACAGTTAGGTGAAAATCAATCTGGTTATCACGATTACACCTCTTTTGGTGGTTTAACTAATAATGCTGGTTCAGGTAAAACAGGTGACATTAAGTTTACTACTGTGGGTCACAGTAGTGGTGACACCTATACTATTATACTTTACTTGAAAAAAGAATTTTGAGGATGGCTCAAAAAACAGAACATAAACTTGAAGTTGCTTTGGCACGTTTGGAAGAACGTGTTGAGGCCCTTCAAGAAGACATGAAAGAAATGCGCTCAGATATAGTTCAATTAAGAGAAACAGCCAGTCGCTGGAGAGGGGCTTTTTGGGTTATGATGGGTGTAGCAGGAGCTATTGGAGTTCTTGCTAATTTAACTGTAAGTTGGTTTAAATAAGGAGAAAACTATGGCCATGAAAAAAGTACCCGCAAAAAACAAGGGATTAAAAAAATTACCTAAAGCTGTTCGTAATAAAATGGGTTTTATGAAAAACGGTGGTAAAGTAAAAAAGAAAAAAGGTTATAAAGCAGGCGGTAAAGTAAAAAAAGGTTATAAACTTGGTGGTGCTATAAAAGCTATTAAAGCTAAACCTAAAAAAATGATGAATGGTGGAGCCATGAGAAAAAAGGGTTACAAAGCCGGCGGTAAAGTAACACCTAGAAAAATGATGAATGGTGGAGCCATGAGAAAGAAAATGATGAGAAAAGGTGGAGCTGCTAAAAGCAGAAGATAATGCCCTACTTACAAAGCAATATTCCACATTTTAAATGTTGGGTAAGAAGGGAATACACCTGTAATCACACAAACTACCATGGCGAGTTTTTACACGCCATGGCTATTGCAGTCACGACCATACCAAATAGATGCCTTAGTTTTCAACTTATATTTACTGGTTGTGAAACAGATGATACCAAAAATCCCAATGTACATGGCGGTGCTATGTGGGCGAGAATGCCCATAACAGCTCTCATGGCAGACATAGTTGTTGATGAATGGCCTGATCCCATGGCTGTGCATGATGCACAACCTTGGGATTGTTCTTCTTACACACACGCTGTTTACACTTTAGATAGAGCTACACCTTGCCCCTGGATGGCTAAGATTGGTGGTAATTTTTATCCGGCTAAATATATGTTTACTGTTGATTATTCTGAAAGTGAGATAGCCGATGATCCAGCACAACATAAACAAAGTCATGTAATGTATTTATTAGATGCGGGTGAGTGGACAGGTAATCTTGTAGCATTGCCAAACAATCGAGTTCGTGTTACACATCCAGCATGGTTTGAAACAGGAGAAGGTGCTCCAGATTTTAAACCATCACAGTATGTACATTATTCTAAATCTGATTTAGACTATACATTAGACGTAAATAGAATTTTTGATAATTTGTACAATGAGGATTAAATGGCTTTATCAGGATCAACCAACTTTGAACCAGCTGTTGATGAGTATATAGAAGAAGCTTTTGAAAGATGTGGTCTTGAAGTAAGAACAGGATACGATCTTAAAAGTGCTCGTAGATCATTAAACTTAATGTTAGCTGAGTGGGCAAACCGTGGTTTAAATCAATGGACAATAGAACAAAGAACACAAACAGTAACCGCTGACGATACTGAGTATGATTTAGGCACAGATGTTATAGACATTTTATCTGCTGTAGTAAGACGAAGTAACACTGATTTTAATATGACTAGAATTAGTAGAGATGTTTATCTAGCTATTCCAACAAAAACAAGCACAGGTAGACCTACACAATTTTTCTTAGATAGACAAATAACACCTAATTTAAAAATATGGCCTGCTCCCGAAAACAGCACAGACGTAATTAGGTATGATGCTCTTACAAGAATGAATGATGCTGATACTGCTCAAAACACATTAGAAATACCTTTTCGTTTTTACCCTTGTTTAACAGCTGGATTAGCTTATTATATTTCACTTAAAAGAGCGCCAGAAAGAATACAGTTATTAAAAAGTGTGTATGAAGAGGAGTTTGATAGAGCTATGGCTGAAGACAGAGACAGGTCCTCGTTTAATATTACGCCTAGTATGGATTATTATAAGGTGGGTTAATGAGTTTTTCATCTGGAAAAAATGCTTATTTTATATCAGACAGAAGTGGATTAAAGTTTCCATATCGTCATAAGGTAAGAGAGTGGAATGGTTCTATTGTAGCCAAATCAGAGTACGAGCGTAAGCACCCTCAATTAGATCCAAGACCAAAAAAAGCTGATGCGCAGGCTTTAAGAGATGCTAGGCCCTCAAGAACAGAACCGGCAGTTGCTGTATTATTAAGATTAAACCCTTTTACAACTGGAGCAGCTAGTACAAATCCTACAACAGTAACCGTTCAAGAACACGCTCATGGAAGATCAGCCTCAAGCACAGTAAGGTTTAGAGACGTTGCACCTTTTGACGGTATTACAAGTAGTGCAATGGAGAACTCAAGTGGGTTTACGATTGTGAGTGTTGTAGATGAAAATAATTATACAATATCTGTAACAGGTACAGCTGTTGCTGGTTCAGTAAAAGGTGGGGGTAGCATAGCTTCTGCTGGTCCTGTCACATTGGAGGATTAAATGAGTTTCACCTTAACAACATTAAAGTCAGCCATACAAGACTACTCAGAAAATAGTGAAACTACTTTTGTTAATAATTTAAGAGAATTTATTAGAGCAACTGAAAATAGAATATTTAAATCAGTTGACTTTGAAGTATTTCGTAAAAACGTAACAAGTGCTACAACATCCTCTGATAGGTTTTTATCTGTGCCAGATGATTATTTAGCCTCTTTTAGTTTATCTATAACAAACTCTAGCAACATAGAGTTTTTGTTAGAAAAAGATGTAAATTTTATACAGGAGTATAATCCAAATAGTTCTACAACTGGTGCACCTAAATATTACGCACGATTTGATGTAAATAATTTTATACTCGCACCAACACCTAACAGCAACTATTCTGTGGAATTACATTATTACTATCGACCTACAAGTTTAGCTGACAGCACAATTGAATTAACAGTGGCTTCTTCATCTAGTTTGGCAGCTAATGAGGTTATTACAGGGGCCTCTAGCGGCGCTACAGCTACCATACAAAGTAAAAATGACAGTACAAATAAGTTAACGATCATTGTACCTACAACAGCATTTACAAGTGGTGAGACAGTGACAGGTGGCACAACTGGTGCATCTTCTGCCATATCTGCTATATCAAGTGATACAACAACTACCTGGTTAAGTAAGAATG